CCTTAGCTATAATAGATCTATTAGTTCCTCTGTCACCTCTTATTATTTTAAATCCAACAATGTTACCTTTTTGATCATCTGTTAAATTAGAAGCATTTATAGCTGATTTAATTTGTGTAGAATCCACTTTAACACCTAATGGATACACTGAATCATTTTGCATTGAAACAATATATTTACCATTTGTTATTTGTGGAACAGCACTTTCAAATGCTGGGCTTACAAGAATATCTGGAAACTTATGATGTCTAATAGGTTGGCCAGCAAGATCTCCCCATAATGCTACATTACAAGGATAGGTTTCTTCTGATTCCCAATAAGCAAATTCACCATATTCATATGGTGTAGCATTACCAATAGGAGCATTTGTTGACGCACCTATTACAGATGCTGTATTATATATTTTCCAATAAGGACTATATCCAATTCCTGTTGCAGGATCTATTCTATCAGGATTTCCTATAAAGTCAGAATTTGTGTCAGGAACTTCTGGATATTGAGCATCATCATAACCTAATGCTCTTCCAGGAATATGAAACCCATCTGTTTGTTTTCCATTTCTTAATAAGAAAGCAATTTCAAATGCATATATCTCATCTCTTAAATATCCTTTAATATTTGTAGCATTAAATTCATTTGCATAACTTTCATCAGAAGGAAGTTTATATGTTTCCCATTTAAGATCTATTTGACTAGCAATAGATTGATAATTAATTCTATCTATAGATGTAAGATTATTCCATACAAGAACGTCTTGTACAGCTGTTAAATCTTGTGCTATTTCATAATAAGGATATTTCTCAAGTATATCTCCTAAACTTAATGTAATAGCTGTTTCATCTGCCCCTGTATATGTAATAGTTCTAGTTGGAGTTTCAATAGAATAAGTTCCTACTAATGTAACAGATATAGAAGCATTAACTGTTGTTATAACAGCTATATTAAAATATCTAAATTCTCCTGTAACATCTAAATTAGAAACATTTAATACAACAGATTTACCAACTTCATAATCAAAATTAAAATCTGTAATACCTGTATCAACTATAGGACAAGGATTTGTAACTGAATAATAAGATGTATACCCATTTCCAGAAGCATCACTATATTGAATAGCAAATTGAACAGTTCCTGCTTTTAAACTACCACCACTAATTACTTCTTTAACTTGTAATTCAGGAATAGTAAAATTAGGTTGTAATTTTATTTTATTACAATCTAAATTACCTATATCAAATGTAGGATCACAAAGATCTGAATCAAATTTTAATTTCCAAGGAATATTTTCTGGAGTGATATCCATATATCTTCTTGGATTAAATCCATCTGTCCAATATATTTCTGTTGTACAATTAGTAGTTTTATGTACCACTTTATGTATTGGATGCTCAATACTAAAATTAAGACATATTGCATTAACTAATTTTTGATATTGACAATCATTATTATCCATATATCCTATTTCACTATCTCCTGTAACAGGATTGGTAATAAAGAATATATGTTTATTTTTTTCATTAATAAAATATGTACCTATTAAAGAATATCCTGAAGGAAATTGTAAACAGAATTCATTCCCCTGTTCATTTTGATAATTAACAGAACTTGCATCAAAGTTTTCTAAAGCAGCATTTAATGCATAAGATAATTTTCCTTGACTTATTTGATTAGTAGAACTATCCATATCTAATCCTAGTCTACCAAGATTAGAATTCATATTGATGTTGGTTTGATCTCCACCAAGGATTTTTTTAATTTGATCTAATTCGTCTGCCATAATGATTAGTTATTACGTCTTCTTCCATAACGATTAGTTCTATTAGGAAGTTCGTACATATTAAACCTATTCAAATCGTTTTTAATTCTTTGTTGTTTCTGCCAAGGAGTTTGTTTCTTCATTTCAATCTCAGCCATTATATAAGATTCTTCGTATGCTTGTTTGTGATAAACTAACTTCTGTTGTAACTGATTAAATGTTTCATCATTAGTTTGGTTAGTAAGCATTTCAAAAACTTTAAACTTAATAAATGCTTCTACATATTCTCTTATACGATAATTATCAGGAATTAATTGATTTCCTATTTCATCATATTCTGTAGAATAGAATATTAAATGTACAACACCATTTCTAAAATTAGTAACAAACTTATTATCTCTAATGTCAAAACTATCATGACCAGCAGAACCAGGAGTGAATTCATGAATAGGAGGAGTTTGTGCATACATCTCCCAATTGTTTGTATATTCTACACCACAATTTTGTCTTGCAGATATATTACCAGGTCTAAGTAAATAGTTATGAGTAAAAGATCTAGCAGTGCTATTGTTTGTTTTATATACAGCTTGTATTAACTCAGGCATACATTCAGGACATCCTGTTGTGCATTCAAGGTTTGTACAAGGAACACCATTAGATATTACAGGAGAGACTTGTATTGTTGTAGAACTAGCTGCTTGAGAATAGAATGAGTTAGCATCTTGATATGGAAGTGAATTCACTTCTGTAGTCATCCATGCTTCTCTTACAGCATAAAAGTTATCTGGAAGTCTTGCTTGAAAGTCTTCTATATAAAGAATCTCTTCGCTAATTACATAAGTTGTTCTTCCTAACTTCTTAAGACATTTATCTAAATAAGTAGGAAATAAAAGATCATCTACAGCACCTGTATCAAAATAACTCTTAAGTTCTTCTTTAACAGTTGAGTAGACAGGTTCTGGGCTTACGAAATTATATTTATAGTAGTAGCTCATAATTTATGATTTCCATTGATTGTAAATGTGTTGATACTTATCGTTGGTCTTTAAGTAATGTGATAGGAGTCTTGATGTAAGTCTGGAAGGTTTGAAATACCAAAGATCAGAGTTTTTAAATCTAGCTGTAGCTTTAAACCACATCCATCCAAAAAAGAATCCTTCTGTATGATAATTAAAGTTGTAAATGTGCTTTCCTTTTTCTTTAGTCTTTTGCCAATCTATAGCAAGATTAACAAACTCTTTACCATCTATATTATTCTTCAGTCTTCTTCTTTTCTTTTTATTAATAGAGAACTCACCAAACCCAAAAGGAAGTTTTGCTTTTTCTCCTGTTTCTAATATGTATTCTTTGAAAGATTCATTATATGTGTATAATATATTTCTCCATTCATCGAATGTTAGTTTTATAGCTTGGTGTTTTTTACAAAACTGATTATAGCTTTCTTTACTAGAAGATCTCCAATCTACATGAACTCTTGACATACATTATGTTGTTGGGGGACTATTAGGTGCTTGTCCATCTATCCCTTGTTGACCTTGATCTGTTTTAAGACTAAAATAAGTAGATAATAACTTCTGAGAAGTTAATTGTAACACTTGTTGTTCTAGGTATCCAGGAAGAGGAAACTCTTTGTCTAATGGATTCATACACAATTGTTCATTTGTATAATTAGGCGTACCACATCCACATTCAGGATACATAATTTCATTATCTACATCTTCTTCAAAGAATGCTACAAATCTAATTGCTTTAAGTAAAGGATTGTTTACATATAGATATCCATTTGCAATCCAATAATATTCTTCATTTTTAATTACAGGAAGTTTTAATAAGTTTAAATATCTATTGATAGTAATTTCTTTTAACTTTCTTCCCTTACCACTCATTGCATTAATAGAATAAACTCCTTGTATTACATATTGGTAATTACCTTCTGATATACGTGGGAGTTTAAATGTAGTTCTAGCAACAGTGCATTCATCTACATAGTTACAACATTCAGAAATAGGCACCTCACACATTTCCAAACAAGGAATTGTTGTGAATAATGTATCAGTAGCCCAAAGCTTTCTAAGATTAGTTTCTCTTTTAATTAATAATAAAGAATTGTTTCTTATCTCGCTAGATATTGCACGGTCAGTTATTAAACTGTCCGTACTTAATAGTTTATGCACTGAACGTACATCTGATACTAATTTTCTTAATGTTGCCATGTTATTTATATTCTATGTTCAAATTCAGCAACTTTACCAAGATCTATATCATATACTAATGCTAGAGCTGCTCTTACTGAATGTACGAAATTATTATCTAAGTGCCATCTATCAGTTCCTGAAAGACTAGGCATTTGTTGTATTCTCACTCCTTTGACTTCTTTAGCCATGTAGTGATGTTTGTCTCCTGTATGTATTTCTCTGTATTTAGCATTACCAAAGAAATGACTATATTCTGGATGTGTTGCAAACAGTAATGGTAAATCATCTAATTTACAATTTCCATGATGCCATCCAATAAATGTATTACCTAACACCTTAGCTTTAATAACTGAATGTTCTCTTATAAAATCTACATCAGCAGCACCTTGAAAATATACATCTAGTGCATGTGCTAAATAAAAAGACTTAGTCCTATCATGATTACCTTGTACAAGTACAACAGTAACATCATTCGCATACTGTCTTAACATATTAATTGTATCTACCAGAACAGAAAATCCTAATTCATATTCTGAATGATAATCCATTATAGTGTCTTGTGGTGTACCTTGTGTAGTTTGGTTTTGGTAGTTGTCTGTATGAAAGAAATCATTTGATATAGGAAGTACAATAGTGTTTATATCATAATTAGCTTTCACTTTCTTAATCAAAGATTGAGCCACATCAAAATATCTTTTAGCTCTTGTTTGTGGACTGTTATCACCATCTACGCATCTCTTAGCTAAATGATAATCAGCTATGGATATTTCTACATCTACAAGATGTTTAGAAATTTGATAGCTTGGTTTCTCAATCTGTACATTAGTTGGTTTGTAGTTTTCTAAAAACTTAGCAAAGTCTTCTGGAGAGTAATCTTTTAGTTGTTTTATTTTACTAAATATGGAAGAAGTAAACTTTCCACTTGGTAACATCTTAGACCAGTAGTTGGTTATGATGTATTTATTTAGATTTATCTTATGTAGCTTAGCTAACTCAATATCATCTTTAGGTTCATAGTCAGTGGTAATTGTACTTTCTAGTGTACCTTTTTCAACATTAACCTTTCTTTCTTCTGTATAGTTTCTTATAACATCTACAGGTTCATTGTCTTTTTCTCTTAGTTCTTTAAGAAGTTCAGTCACTTCAAATTCACTTATTCCTAGTCTTTCAGCATAGAACTTTTTACTTTTCTTTTGCGTTAATAACTCTTCTAATCGATGTAACAAACTTTGATTTTCAGACATATGTATTCATATTAGTTAAAAAATATTGTAAAGATAAAGAATAGTTTTTATATATTCCAAATAATTTTTAGTTAGAGCTGTAATTCTTTATAACTAAAATAGTTATAAAACAAAAACTCCTCAGACATAAGTCTAAGGAGAAACCTTGTAAAACCAACAAAACAAGGTTTTTTTATTATGCTTCTGTAAAAGATAAGTCAACTTCATAATATGAACCTAAATGATATAGTGCATCAGCAGTTGTAAAATCAATTAACAATGTATGAACACTATTTGCAAGTAACAAATAAGGAGGAGCTTGTATAAATGTTTGTACCACTGGACCCATTGCACAGCCTAAACTTCCTCCTGCAGCATGAGCATCTGCTATTGGATTTCCATCTAATATAAATATTATTTGTTCATAATCTGATTGTTCTAATTCACCAATACCATCAAATGCTAATCCCATATTAACATCAACTCCACCAACAGTTATTGTAGCTGTAGCTGTACCAGCTTGTATGTCACTACATGTACCTCCGCACAAACCTGCAGAATCAGTTACGTTATATCTGATAGTTAAGTTTGAATTAGTAATATCCCATGGAGTAGCATCACAAGGGTTATCTACAGTGAGAGCCCATGTTAATCCTGTTATAGGAAGTATATATGTTGTAGTTGTTGTAGTAGTAGGTAATGGAGCTAATACTATATCAATGTAATTAGTACATGCACCAGTTGATAACACTCTTACAGTTGTTGTAAAATCAGGAACAAGTGACGATGAATATCCTGCAAGTAAATCTACTTTAGGCACTGCTGTCTCAAATGCTGTTACATATCCATCAAGATTTGAATATAAATTAAAAGGACCAGAATCTGTTCCTGCTGTTGTTAATGTTATCAATGCTGTCATAATATTAGTTTATTAATTTTAACAAGAGAAATTACCATTAATCTGTCCAGAATTAGGAACTCTAATTACATTATTTGCTAATATATTTTTATAATATAAATCTCCTCCAACAAATATAGTTGTTAATCCTGCATCAGTATATACAAAACTTCCAAAATCAAATGTAGAACTAGTTGAATATAATGTTATTGATCCAACAGTCTCAAGACAAGCCAATGCATTATTTGCAGTTCCTACAGAAAATTCTGCTGAATAAACTGCTGCAGTTGTTGTACTAGTGGTAGTACTAGTACTAGTTGAGGTTGAAGTACTTGTAGAAGTGCTTGTTGATGTAGATGTACTAGTAGATGGAGGTTCAGTGGTTGTAGATGTTGTAGTACTAGTAGAAGTGCTTGTAGATGTACTTGTAGATGTACTTGTACTAGTGGAAGTACTAGTGGAAGTAGATGTAGAAGTACTGGTTGAGGTACTAGTTGATGTACTAGTACTGGTAGATGTACTAGATGTACTAGTAGATGTAGTACTTGGTACAGCTGTTGTTGTTGTTGTTGTGGTTGGAAGATTACCAAACAAGAAATCAAGTTTTTGCAATGCTACTGTTAATGTATCATTATTTGTTATTCCTGAGTTAGGAAGTGTTGGTCCTGCATAACATATTGTATTTGAAGAAGTACATTCTTGACAATTACAATTTTTTTTACATAAGTTCATAATTTTATTTTTTATTAAAGTGTATATTGAATATAATAATGATCTAAAAACGGTTACTTGTTTATATTTAGACATATTTTCATTGATTTATAAAGGTCTGTATTGAATGTAGTAACAAGCTCTTACTGGTTGTATGTTTGCATGAGGAAGTCCTCCTCCAATAGGAGCAGCAGCATTAGTTATTGTTGTTACTGCTGTAATTCCTGTACCACCTTGTCCACTGTTACCTGTTTGAGAAACACCATCAAACTTAAAATCCGATGCATAATTTAAACCATAAGGTCCTCCAGTCTTTACAACATTTGGTAAAGAGTGTGCGTGTCCAGGATCTGTTAAAACAGTGTTAACTATATTAGCATGTGTATGAGAAGGAATTTGTGTAGAACCAAGTGTTACTTGATTTGCACCAGCAGTGTCATAAAGACTATAATTTGGATTTCCAGATCCAGGTATTGCAGGATCTACAGTGGGACTTAATGCTCCTCCAGGAACACTATTGATAGCTCCTACTAATCCATATCCTCTTAAATCAGGAGCTACGTTTCCATTACATAAATATATATTTCTCCAATCTTGTCCTCCTGATGGTATTAAATTTAATCCTGCTCCTGCAGAATCAAATACTCCTGATATAGGACCAAAATAAGGAACTACAGCAAAAGGAACCATTCTATTAGCTATTACATTTGCACCACCATTATCATTTATATATGTTTGAATTAGAGCATCAATATTATCAAAAGATACATATGTAGTAGGAAGATCAATTACTAACTGATCAAAGTCATCTATTAATACACAAAGTGTATTAATTGTAGCTTGTAATACTTGATGTGTTACAGAGGGTCCAGAACTAACTGTAAGACATCCTGTTGCATAAGGAGCTTCTATATTAGTCACTGACACTCCTAATGCATCTACTTGTCCTTGAAGATCACAAGCTGCTCTTATAAGAGCTTTTGCTATATCTGCAATTGATACATCTGTACAATTTGAACATACAGGAAGATATTTTTGTACAGTGTTACATACATTTATACCAGTGAGATCTATCTTCACTCCAGAGCCATTCAATACAGATACAAGATATGTAGTGATTGATTGTTCTACATGAGATAGAGAATCTCCTGTTTGAATTCCTAATTCAGGAATATCTATTCCTGAATATTTAACACATCGATCTGAAACAACTTCACATCCGTTAAAACAATTTGTACATGACATATTATTATTATTTTATATTATTAAGTTTATTATTTATATACAAACATCACCTGTAAGCAATTCAATGAAAACATCAACTGTTGGTGAGATTGTAATTCCAGTAAATACATAATTTTGTGATCCTGTTCCGTCTATACCAATACAAGTAGTATTACCATCTATAGTTAGTTCAACACGAGCAGGTGAAGTTACTGTTGCATTTATAGTAAGATTTCCTGAATACCCAAAATGACCTCCAAATCTAT